CTCACCCCGGCAAAACTTGGGATAGCGCAGTATTGATCCACTTCGAGCGGCAAGTCCTTAGGAAGTTCTCAAAGTTTGCTTAGAGAGTTATTAAGTCTTTGCCTCAACCAAAATGCGATTAGATTTATCACGCTTCACACTTGGAATCTAAAAGAAGGCGCCTCTCAAAAAGGCCGCGCCAGGCCAGTGCTTAATCTCTCTTTGAAAGAGCGGTTTATATGTACTTCAAATTGGTACTTTATCTGAATCCTTTGTTCATCACCATGCGCCAAGAGCAACCGGTATGTTTGGTGATTGACGAAACCGATACCACAGTCGAAATAAGGCAGGTCAATGATGAAGAGAGGCAGCGCTTTCCTGCCGGGGTGCTTGTCTGCACTGCCTCCACACAACAAGAGGCCACGCTGGACATTCGAGAGATGCTTGCTCGCTACTCTGAAAATCTGATGCCGACAGGTTTCAAACTAACTAAAGAGCAGGAAAAGGAATTCACACAAATCGACTCTGCGGGCAGAATCCAACCCGGATACGGTGTGCCACGGATGTTATTTCCAAAACCATTTCAAGAATTCTTGGCCGAAGTTCATCACAAATTAAGCGAGTCGATTAAGCGAACTGCGAAACTTATTCGCTGGCGAATGGGTACCAATAGCTCGCACAATCCTGTCCATTCTAGTCTCGGCTTGGCGTATTCACATGATGGTGAGGCGTGGCATGGAGCACCAGGCGATGTCCACGCCGAAATTGAAGTTCGCCCCTGTCCGAGGGTGTCGACGAAAATACAAAGTGAATTGAACGCGTTCCTAAATGGCAATGAAATTGAACCGCTGGGCCACGAACTTTTTCTAGAAGCATGGGCACTGCGGACGAGTAATCCCCGAAGCGCCTTAGTCATTGGAATCGCGGCTGCGGAAGTTGGCTTCAAACAATGTATTGGGACGCTGGTTCCCGATGCTGAATGGTTAGCGAACAATGTTCCCTCCCCTCAGTTGTATACGATGCTGTCGGAATATTTGCCTCAACTTCCAGCAAAACTAAAGATCGAGGGAGGGGTGTTGAAGCCGCCGAAAAGCATTAGAACCGCAATCAAGAAAGGTGGTGAGGCTAGAAACTCGTTAGCACATCGAGGTGCAGAACCCCCGGACAGATATGAGTTGAAGAACATATTGTTATCGATTCGAGACTTGCTGTACCTGCTCGATTACTACTGTGGCTTTGAGTGGGCGCTCGAATATCTTCGAGATGAAACTAGGGAAGAAATGGTTGAAGAGTTTGATCTTAAATCTACAAAACCGTACTCGGTAATCGAACTTGGCTAGGACCCGGTGACTGTTACCACGAAGGCTTCTCCTCAACCTGATTTTGACTATTGCAGTCGATCCTTGATTAGTTCGGCGGAACCTTTCCCATAGTGTCTTAAAACGCTGAGGTAGATGTATTCTCTTATGTCCCATCCTTTGCTTAACGAGTGGCTAACAAACTCTACGGTATTGCGGGTCGTTGGCGGCACACACGGACTTGGGTTTGATACGTTGTGTCTTATACGCAAGTTGTCTGAAGACAAAATGCTATTAGCCTGGGAAGACGGCGATTCAAATATATCCTTAGAAGATGCCACTTTTGAATACCATGAATTAACCGAGGCCTCACCCGAGCGGCGAATGTCTGAAGAGGCAGAGTGGATGCGTCAGTTAATTATTCGCTGGCCTTCTCATCCAGAAAGACTCTGCCTATTATTCGAGCAACGAAAACCCTCCTGAAAGGGTTAACCGTTAAGCGTACAGAACCTGTCGCTTACGTTCAGTGATCATCTGCACGGCACCGGAGACCGCATCAATCTGGTCATCATGCTGCCCATGCGGAAAGCTGGTCGCCTCATCTAGAAAATCGCTAATCCAGTTACCTCTAAGCAGTTTCACCTTGCCGGACTCTGCTCTGCTGGCAACTGGCAACGCTCTGCTGAGCTTGTCATTATCAACATGGATTGACCTCAGCGACGTACTTGTCAGCATAGGTTCACGCTGCAACTCCTGAAAGCCCGCCAGACCATGAACTGCGCTCTCGACGCCCACTAGTACACCAGGTTCAGCAAGAGCGGTACTGATAATCAACCTGCGCACAATGGGCCATTCCTCTTTGAGTTTGATTACGTCGCGAATGTAAACGTCGCCTGTGTCTTTGCTAAGAGCTACACAGGCGCTCGCGCTGAAGTCGGCGGCTGTCCTAGTCGATGCAGCAAGATCCCAATACCTGGACCAGCGCAGCCCCTGCGGCGCATGTTCGACAATCTGAAACCAGTGGCGCTTGAATAGTGACCCTTCAAGCTCACAAAACTCACCATCAATTTCCTGCTGCTGCCAGGTTGCCGTGTATTGTTGTTCCAGTCGGGAAACGAAGTCTGGCGGAAGATATGGATTCTCCCGAGTGCTTGACCGGATAACCGCATAATCCTCTGAACCATTCTTAACGAAGGTTTCCCAAAGCCAGTCAAAGCCTCGCGGCGTCGTGCACACCCATGCTCGACCCGGCGCTTCGCGTAAACGAGCGATCAAGATCAACCAGACCTCGCGGTCACACAAAGCGCCTTCGTCTAAGAAAAACCAGCCCAGGTTTGTACCTCTCAATCGATCTGGTTCATCAGCACTGCGAAACAGAATATTTGTCCCGTTGACAAGCTGCGCAGTCATATCTGCCTTGTGAAAGGCCCTGAGCACTCCACCTGTCCGCGTCAAGTCGAGGAAGGTTGCCAGTGTGCTGTCAGCCAACATGCGAAAAGTCGGAGCCACGACCATGCCCGTTGACCCGGCAGGCATCCGCAGGATCTCCAACACACCCGCTCGCGTCTTACCACTGCCCGCACCACCAACAAACAGACGGAAAGGTGCTTCATTGCTCCAGAAGCGCGATTGCGGGACGGTCGCGGTCGAGTGCTTCAAGGTTATGGTTTTCGTTCGTGATAATAGGCTGACCAAGTTCCACCTCAATATCTCGCCTGTCGAGCGGTATCAATTCCAGGCGCTCTGAGTAACCTCTGTGCTTCGCTCGTGTTTTCAAAAAGAAGATTGTCGCCACCACATTGCCTGCGCGAATAGCTTCGAACAGTTTGTTCTCCGCTTCATCAATAAAAGTTTCGGCTAGCTGGTCTGTTAGTTCGCGCAACTCGGGATCGGCATTAACGATTTGCCAGACTCGCGTGCGGTCGCAATGAAACCGTCGAGCGGCGGCACTCATATTGCCGTCGTTTTCGCGCAGTGCCTGAATCAGTGCTGCTCGGGATGGAATCTTTTTTCTGGCAGTCATGCGTTTTTCACCAGTCGTAAGAATCGATTTCTTTCACTCTCCGCCAACAGGCGCAGGAAACGACGCTGCTCAATTTGTGCCGGATTGAAGAGGTCTAATTGGTCTAAGCCAACCGGTTGAATGCTTTTGAGAGCCACAGCCCGGCTGTAATGTTGCGCCGGTTCAGGTGTCAGACTTGCCTCAGAGACAGGCCACGACTTGATTTCAACACCGCGACCGGTAGGTGCCCGCTCTACCAAATGCGCAACTGCACCACTCGACAGACCGAGGCGATCTGCTTTAACAGCATCCCAGATTCTGTCTACCTCTTTGCTGGTGCCAAGCGGTAGTTGCCCTTCAACCCAAATGCCACGCGCTTGAGTGTTGAAAGTAACAGAAGTTAGTCTGCGACGTTTTAGTGTCTTGTCTCTGCCGTGGTCGTATAGCAGCGGCAGATTCGTCTTGCCCTCTAACCAGTAATCAGTCTTCGCGGTGAAGCGTTCACCATCCTGGTCCATCAAGTCGAACAGAACCAAGAAACCGCCCACCTTGCCTTTGTCACTGAGCGACTTGATTGCTCCACCAGTGGCAACAAGAAAATCTTCACCCATGTTGTGCCTCCTGTGGAATCAAGCCCCAGCGCCGAGCTTCAGATTTGTCGATTCTCACGCCGGGCCCGGTATACGTGAATGCAGCCTGCGGATCGTCTTCCTCAACCACTTTGGTGCGGTCGCGGTTGAAATATAGTGGTCGATCACAGATCCAATAGCTCGCCGCTTCTGCCATCAGTCGACGGAGCTGTTTTACTTTGTCAATATCCTCAGCCCGACCACTCGCCTGCGCTAGACGTGTGAGCACCACCAGGAGATCTTCTCGAAGGGTAGCTGCCTCTTCGCGCGAATGCGCTTCACCGAGCTGGTGATAAAGCGTCGTTCGTCTTTCAAACAAGCGGTTGAGAGCTTCGGTAATTTCCTCTAGCTGCCGAGCAGTGAAAGCAAGTCGAGCTTGAGCGGCGCTCACCTTGCGCTGCGCTTGCTCAGCCTCACGCCGCAATTGCGCACGCGAACTGCTCAACTCACCGATCCGTTTGAGGTCACCTGTCTTTGAAGCTTCAGCATCGAGTTGTAGCGCCCGACTCTCAGCCCCGCTTATCGTTCGCTGGTTAGTTTCAATGGCGGCGTGCAGGTGAGTAAGCTCATGTGTAAGTCGTTCGACGATTGGAAACGTCGATAGGAAATGCTGTGTGCTCATCATCCAATCACCTCCTCCTCGGCGAGATTTAAGACCTCGGCCTCAGCTGCAGCCGTTTTTGCCTTTATCGCCGAATAGATTTGCAGATTTCGCAGCGCTAACCCCTGGCCGCAGTGGGGACACGCTTTCGGCAACTCAGCAAGCGCCTGTTTCAATTGCTCAATTGTTGCGTCGTTAATCTCATCTTCACGTATCATCTTCGAACCTCCATTGTTTAGTTGTTCCGCTTGGGAAGCTGGGCCATGTATAACCCAGCCTCCCACGGCGTTGGCTCTCATTGCATCAGGAGGCTCCCCCGAACCGCCCGCCCGCCTTCGAGCCAAAGCGCTTATGATCAAATCAAGCAACTCCTTGATAACCTTCGAAGTATCCCAGCAGCGCATACGCCTCATTGGGCTTCATCGCGTCAATCTCTGCATCCGTCTCGCCACATTCACGAAGTCGCTGTCTCATACTCGCGGTGATCTTGAATGGAATCGACACAACGGAACTTTCTTCGTTTATTTCGTTTTCTTCGTTGTCTTCACCGTTACTGTTTTGGTGGTCTTTTCCGCTTAATTCGTTTAATTCGTTTGATTCGTGCTCGCAATATTCGATAAGAAAATATCGATTCGCTGCGCGACCACCTGTTGGCTCGGTCTGAACCTTGATGCGACTTAGTTCGAGAAGTAAACCTAAAGAGTTATCAATAGCTGCTGCGCTTTGATTTCGATTGAAGAGGTTAGCTAGATCGGTTTTGGTCATTCCCTTTCGGCCAGAATCTTTGAGCGCTATAACAATGGCATCCGCCGTTTTGTTGCCTGTACTCTCACCAAAGATATGGCGCGCTGATGCTTCGCAGTAGTGCCACAAAGCTAGAGCTGCATCTAAGTGTTCCAGGCGAATTTGATCTGATTGATCGAGCAGGGCATAGACAAGGGCAAGGCGCATCACCTGCGCCTCAGCTCTGCTGGTCACTGCACCGAAAAGACCATTAGAACCAGCAGAAAGATCTGGATACACTGCTCGCCATAACTCTCTCGCTCCACTATCACGTTTCATTTCACCGGTATTGCGAGCATGTTCGAGAGCCTTACGAAGTAACGAAATAGACGAAAGAAACGAATTAAGGTCAAGTTGCCCGCCTTCTGGAAGGCATTTCGATCGTCTCACCTCAACCCAAAGGAATCGATTCGCGAAACCATTAGCGGCTTCCGTCTCACTTAAATTTCGCCGCAACTCTTGCGCAGTGATATGCCCAACGATTGAGATATGTGTTTCCGTGGCTTTAGCGGGATTGTTGCGGGTGAGAATTCGAAGGTCGCCCGTGTCCCAGGCTTGACGGATAACTGGTGATAGAGTGTTGCCTTCGCGGGCCATCACCCGCAGCACATTAGCGAACTCACTTTCGAGTACCAGCAAACGCTTGTCGTCTACAGCGTCGTGAGCGCCTCCAGCGTCGCGCACTGCCCAGATCAATCCCTCACCGCTACTCAAGCCATGTTGAATACGCTCAGCGGTCCAGACTTCATCGAGCTGCTCGAAAGGCCTTTTGGTCTGACTCCAGGATGTGCCTTTTCGCCCTTTTGAAGTTGCGCCTACTAGAACAGCGTTGAGGTTTGGATAATGACGATCACCTTCAACCGCGAAATGAGCAGATCGCCCAGCGCAGTTGCCGAACGCTACCATCGTTTGGACAAGGAGCGCTGCCGGATCGGCCTCTGAATGTGGCTCAATCGTGCGCACGATTTGACCTGCCACGCCAAAGAATGCGGTTGGATCAAGTCTTGGCGGACCGCTGTTGACAACTGCGGATTCGTGACGTAGTTTCTCGGCGCTCATCTAATTCACTTTTTACAAAAGACTATTCAAGCAGGGCCCAAGTCCCGGCATGCTCTGCCTCATTTTAAGCTGCCTCTGGTTCCTCACGGGCAACGCGATTAAACCAGTCTTCAAGATCGGTCGTTCGAATTAACCTGCGACCACCAACTCTCACGGTCTTTAGTCTTTGGTTCGGGTCTGGATTCTCTGCAGCGTACCGTAGCGTGCGAATGCTAAGACCGACCGTCTTCGCCGCCCCCTCGAAGCCCATTGCGATCCTTTTTTCTGGCTGACTCATCATCTCTTCCGACCTCACAGGAAATGCTATGCATTGGAATGCCGAGTTATGCTATAGTCTCTTTTGACATGAAAGCAAAAACCACAGAGCAACGATTGTCAGCTAGTGAGCATTTGCAATCATTACCACGGATCAGTCGACCACCGAAGAAACTGGCGCTGGTGCTCAATCTGGTGAATTTGCGAAAGCCTAAAGTTATACCAGCGTTGACAGCATCACTCGATCAACTTGAAAAGAGGCTGAGACTCGTGGATTTGCTGCCAACGGGCGTTGTGGCCGAAAACCAAGTCCGGGAGTGGTGCGACATGGTGATCAGTATGTGGCGTGAGAACTTAACCAAGATTGCGCGAGGAGAGCATCAAGGCAGTATGGAAATCCTGTACCGTATTGATTCCACCACAGGCGAATTCCGTCTCGATCGCGACCCACTGATAGAAGGACTTAACGCCTGCGGCAAGAATCAACTCCTCCATTTACGTGTGTGTGCTGTGTGCGGTCGGCTGTTTTGGGCGAAGAAACTACAACGAAGCCAACTCAATGATCCGCAAGCTAAAGTCGGTTGCAGTGACAGATGCAAAAACATTCTGCGCGTCCGAAAGAGCCGCTTTGTTACCCCCCGGCCTAAAAAAGCAAAACAACCAGGCAAAGAAATTATTGAATGCGTTCGGCGTAGTGTTCGCGGTTGGCAAAAACTGTATAAGAGAGAGTTTGACCCAAAGAGGGACATCCGAGACCTTGCCGAGGGCGAAGGAATCACGGTGAAACAAGCCGAATGTGTTCTCGATTATTTAGCGAAAGAAAAGCGGGCCAACACAGCGCGTCAACGCTGAATTGACCCTAGACCCTCAAACCTTCCAGTGAAAGGATTGAAGATATGAAAAAGCATAACACGTCAATCAGCCTGCCCGCAGGAGGTGCGCAATGAAACTCTTCAAGCGCAACAAAACGTGGTGGGCTGACTTTTCAATAAATGGTCAACGCTACCGTATCAGTCTTGAAACGACGGACAAGCGCAGCGCAACTTCAACGGCTGCAGACAAACTAACCCAGGCTAAGCAGGGCAAGTTGTCCGCCAACTCTCAATCCTTTGCGCGGCTGACGCTCTCGGAAGCGGCTGAGAAGTACCTAGCAAGCCGCAAGCTGGAGTTGCAGCCCTCAAGCGTGGCCAAAGAAAAGCAGTTGCTAGTCCAACTCAAGGCTTTCTTTGGACCGACGAGACTTAACCGGATCTCGGCTGAACAGATCCTTGACTACCGAGAATTGAGGGCCGCCACGTGCGGTCCCAGCCTCGTTAATATGGAAGTTGGAGTCCTGCGCCGCATTCTCAAACGGGCAAGGCTTTGGCATCCACTCACTGATGACATTAAGCCACTCAAAGAACCTCAGACGATTGGCCGCGCTCTCACTCCGTCTCAGAAGTCAGCGCTACTTGAAGCCGCGGCTCTCAAGCCTGAGTGGGAAACGGCTTACTTCGCCGCGATACTTGCTCTTAATACAACTATGAGAGGTTGCGAGTTGAAAGGTTTGCGCTGGTCTGACATCGACTTATTGAACGACACCCTAACAATTCGACGCAGCAAGACCGAAGCCGGGCTGCGAGTCATCCCGCTAACACCGGATGCGTTTGAAGTGCTGGTCCAGATCCGCAAGCGAGCAGAGTTATTCGGCGAGGTACTACCAGAGCATTACGTGTTCGCGAGCTTTAAGCCTGTAGGACGTTTCAACAACCGGGAGATAGTCGAACATCGGATGCTTCAATTCGATCCTACGAAGCCAATAGGAAGCTGGAAGAAAGCCTGGGCAAAGCTGATTACTAAGGCAGGATTACAAGGTCTGAGGTTTCACGATCTGAGGCATCACAGCATCACTGAACTTGCTGAGAGCGGCGCAAGCGAGCAGACCATCAAAGCTATCGCGGGCCACGTTTCCGAACGGATGCTTGCAAGGTATTCGCATATCCGACTCGAAGCCAAACGCAACGCGCTCGAAGCGCTCTCAACCTCGAAACCTCTGATTGTTGCCGCCGACGTACAAACACAGGGCGCCACAACGATCAACTAAGACGTTCTCCAATTGGAGACGAACAACGCGGCAGGCTTTCGGGCTTGCCGCTTTTACATTACATATAGCTTTTGGATAGTTCAACGATCGCTTTCTGCATTTCCTCGCAGGCTTTATCCATACCTAGACTCAGAGGTTGTAATTCTCCAAAAAATTGCCGAATTTCAAGATCGGTTCCGCGCTCCAATCCAACCCGCTTAATAAGGATTTGAGCGTAATTATCACGTGCTTTCATAATTCCCGCGAGTTGGGGCTGGAGGGTTTCACCATACAACCCAACAAGCATTTGCAGTCGCTCGATTGGTACGGGAGAATCAATATTCTTGTAAGGTTCTCGTTTCGCGAGAGTTGCTATACTTGAAGCGGTATCGCCGATATAGGACTGCTTAAGTTGTGAAACTGCCTCGTACAGTTGTTCGAGTTTCTCTCGGTGTAGTTTGTCGCGCTCTTGTTTTCGCTGTCGGCGATCTTGGAGGAATGAGTTAAGCCATGCTCCCCCGCCGCCGATTAAGGCGCCGACGATCACGCCTGCTAGTCCTATCCACGCACTTCCCGGTTCGCTCATTTCGCCATACCAGCTTTAACCTTTTGTACGCACTTTCTCGGCCCCTTTTATGACTTGAGGCGCTTCGCGTCAGACGCCATGAAACACACAATAAAACATACTCGCAAGACAGCCCTTCTAATCTTAACCCTTTCCATTCCTTTCATCTCACAAGTTAACACTGCCCAGCAGAATCGAAAACCGCATGTTCTGGCAAATCCATTTGACCCATCGGTCATTTCTCTACCTGCTAACTTTCGCGGTGATGATGCGATACAGGTCTATAGGAGTTTGGCCGCCTTGAGTCAATCCTTGCAGAAGGGAGAATTTGAAACCACTGAGGCCTATCGCCGTCGAGCCGACGCACAGTCAATACCGGCAAGGTTATTCGCTTTCGTTATCGATCAGGAGGAAGGAAGAGCCGGCAGGCTATCAACACCGCATTACGACGCGGATCAACAGATCTTGCATGTAAGAGTCGAGTTGCATGGAGGAAGTTTTGGAGACGATCACGACAAAAATGCAAGCAGATGGTTGCTGTTGACTGATTTCATTAACGAGCACCGTTTCTACAAGGCCGGTAACGCCTTTGGGGCCAAGGTTATCGTCGAACACTATAAGCACCACATATTTGAGATAGAGTTCAAAAACCATCATGATTTTCCGATAGCAAGAACCTTCCAAGATATGTCAAAAGACCTAGCCTTTGTCGCCGATATTTCCATGGCTCCAATCGCGGCCCGGAGGGCGCAGAAAAACATGCGGATGTTGATTGTTTGCCGCGCCATTCCACCTTATGCGGTGACCAGCACGGGATATGTCGCACCAACAATTGATGAGCCAACCGAGGAGAGCCAGCGGACTTACACGATTAAAGCAGCCCTAGTAGAAATCTGGTTTTTCGATGCTGTCACCGGAGAAGTGTACACGAAGCAGAAAGCGAAGAAATCTTAAAGGAGCCGCAAGAGTCCACAACTTTACACCTAAAGGCCTCTAACGCGCGCGCATGGGCCAAGAGAGAGAATGCCCTTTGGCGCTTGTGACGCAGATTGTGACATAACCCCTTCCAACGTGCACAAAAAAGCATTGAGTTGCAGGGCATCACACAAGCTGATTAATCGACTTGAAGTGATTGAGACGTGAGGAGTTGTATGCTACTTGGTGCTATTCAGTGCCAATCGGATTAAAGAATTGACACGGTAGG